AACTTTCCTGGGTGTATGAAAAAAAATCACGATGTCTTACAAGCTGATGAGATATACCCCTGTTACATTCAATAAAAAGTGTAACAACTTCATTCGACGGTTCAAAAAAGAAATAATCTAGTGATTGTTTTTCCTCTGGTATCTGTAAGGATAATTCCATATATCCCTGCAATTCTACCCAATAATTATCTAATGCATCTTTGATACCGTTTCCACAATCACGATTATAATTGTCAATAAGTGTTCTTAAATTAACATGCAAATCACTGCCACTTATAAACGAAAAACGTGGCTTACTTGCAAAAGTTTTCATATAATCAAGAGGTAGCTTGATCCAAACATGCTCAAAAACACTATGATGACCACGATTATAGATCATAGTCAAAAACTTCTTATATGAATCATCAGAAATTTTGTCCTCTGATGCCCAACACAAACGGCCTACACGTTCTAAAAACTTACACGAATCAATAGGCGTTTGTGGCCTGTCAATAATCTTTACACTAAACGGTTTAATGTTCATTGTCCACTCCATTCATAATAATTAAATTTATTCAACACCCAAAAATCTTCAATTGTTTTTTCAACATATTCAATCGTATGATCATCTCTATTAAACATAAAAATGTTGAAGCAATCATCATCCCTAGTAAACTGACAATCAATTTCAAACCTATCACCATCTTCATATTCATAGCGATGGATATTGATAAAGTATTTAGTTCCTTCATTGTCTTGAACCCTTTTCTGATAACTTATATAAGAATTTGGTCTAAGAACAGCAGCATTAAATGTTTGATAACCACTTTCTAACAAGTCTTCATGTTTAATCATTTTCTCCCTCTCTTTTCATTTTCTCCTTTGATTTTGATCTAACAATAGCATGGGTTGTGCCGCTTTTGGGGGCGTTTTGATTGTAGTAGTCTCACCAATATAACGGTTTTCTAAGTTCTTTGAGTCTAGTTGATAATTAACCTTATCCTTATTCAAATGAACCATTTCAGCCCCATTCATAGGGATAAGTGCAATCATAATTTGACCTTGTGGATCAATCTGTTCATATACAATTCGTGGATTAGAAAGTGTGATAGATAACTCATCAGCCTTTACAAACTTTCCAACAATCCTTTCGCCTGAAATCATTGCATAACATTGAATGTTTTCTTCCATTATAAATCTCCTTTGGTTTCTATTATATCACAAACTTCAAAAAATAATCTTAAAAATAAAAAGTACAAAATAACAACACACTTTTTTTACTTTTTTATAAATACAAGTATGAAAAAATTCAAAGGAGGTTCTTTAATGAACAAAATTAATTTAACTTACGTGGTTTCCCGTAATGTGAAGGATGGTGAATAATGACTTTTATTGGTTCACCTAGTACAATCGTGAGAGAATTCGATGCCTCTCTGACGATTCCCATGCTTGCATCTAGCATTGTCGGAATGGCCGGTTCCTTCAAGTGGGGTAGTTGTTTTAAACGTGTCCAAGTGAATTCCGAAAATGAATTACTTGCCAATTCTCGTGGTCCTGTTTCTGGGAATGCTCAAGACTGGTTTTCTGCTTCCGAGTTCCTTCGGTATGCTCAAAATCTATGGATTGTCAGGGCTGTTGATGCTGATACTGCTAAAAACTCTGGTATTACTGTAAATGATGAAGATCAAGTAGAATCTACAAAGACAATGGGAACGCCTCTTTATATTCCCAACACTTCATCTATTCCTACTGTTTCTTTCGCATCCGGTGAAAAACTCCATATTGTAGCAAAATATCCCGGTGCTTTGGGTAACTCAATTTTAAAAGTCTCTCTTGCAACTGCTGATGACTTTGCTACCGCTGAAGTGCTAGATGGTCTAACTTTTGCAGAGGTTTTTGATTATGCCCCTATTTCTGGTACTTATGATTATTATGATCAGCTTGCTATTGTAGTACAGGTAAAAAACATCAATGATGCTAATTTTCAGATTGTTGAAAAATGGTTAGTTGATTTAGATCCTGATGCAAAAGATGAATATGGCAAGTCTAATTACATCGAAAACGTTATTAACAATCGTTCAAACTGGATCTATGCTTTTGATAACGCCTCAAATGCCAAGTCTCCAAAATCGTTTGAAGAGACTTTACTTGAAAGTGGTGTTGATGGTGATCCTGCTACGGGGGATATTCAACTTGGTTATGACCTTTTTAATAATCCTGAAGACTTCGATGTTAATGTATTGATTGACGGTGGGAATACAAACGAAACTATTCAAAGCTATATTGTAGACATCTGTGAAGCTCGAAAAGATTGTATTGCTATCCTGTCTATTCCTGAAGACGAAATGGTTGGAATTGCAATCGCAACCGCTATTTCTAACTGTACTACTTATCGTAATACTACACTAAATAAGAATTCGACTTATGCCGCTATCTATGCAAACGCTAAACGTATTTATGATAAGTATAATGACACTTATCATTGGATTCCAATTTCCGGTGATATTGCCGGTATTATTGCTGAGACTGACAGAGCAACTGAGCCTTGGTATGCCCCTGCCGGTTTAAACCGTGGTCAAATTCGTAATGCTCTTGAATTGGCTATTAGTCCTTCAAAGGGTTATCGGGATACACTATATCAAAATAGTATCAATCCAGTTGTTGGCTTTAAGGGTGAAGGGTCCGTGGTATGGGGTCAAAAGACTATGACCAATAGACCAACTGCCTTTTCTCGAATTAATGTTAGACGGCTGTTTTTGGTCTTGGAAAAATCAATTGCTACTGCTTCTAAGTATATGCTGTTTGAATTCAATGATGCCTATCAGCGTAACCTCTTCAAGATGATGGTTGATCCTTTCTTGAAACGTGTTTTGGCTCGAAGGGGTATTTATGAATATGTTGTTATCTGTGATGAGACCAATAATACTCCATCAGTAATTGATAATAATGAATTTGTTGGGGATATTTACATCAAACCTGCAAGGGCTATTGAAGGTATATATCTAAACTTTGTTGCAGTTCCTACCGGGGTTTCATTCAATGAAATCATTCGGCCTAGATAATTAAAAGGAGAAAAATAAAATGGGAAGAAAAGAACTTGAAAATATGGTTAATCTGGCTCTTGACGGAAATTATGTGGACTTTCAAAAGGGGGTCCACAATGAACTCAATTCACGTATTTCAGAATTTGCAAAAGAATTAAAAGGTGAAATTATTGATCGTGCTAATGGTCTCACCGAAGCAAAGGATGAAGATATGGATGATGAAGATGAGGATGAAGACGAAGATATTGAAGATGAAAATGAAGAGGATGATGAGGAAGAAGAAGAAGATTAATGAAATTAATAACAGAACAGACTTGGGAAACACAGACAGAGTTTCTAACCGAAGAGAATGGTAAAAAAACTCTGTACATATCGTCTTTAAACGGTATCCAGGTTGACCTGAAAAATCGTAATGGCCGGGTTTATCCCGGCGTTACAATGGGAAAAGAAGTAGCACGTTATTTAACCGAAAAGGTCAAAACTGGATCAGCCTGGGGTGAGTTTGGGCATCCCGAAAACGCACAAATTAACATTGATAGGGTATCACATAGATTTACAGATATTACAAATGTTGATAAAAATTACTACTCTATCAAGGCAAAAGTTTTAAACAATCCAAATGGTGAAATGGTCCGCTCCATGATCGAAGACAAAGAGGGAAAAATTGGTATTTCCACAAGAGCGGTCGGATCTGTAAAGGATATGAATGGTACACAAGTAGTACAAGAGGATTTATACCTTGTAACTGCCGGTGATATTGTAGCCGATCCATCAGCCCAAAAAGCCTTTGTTCAAGGAATTTATGAAGGTGTGGAATATGAATGGATGGATGGCGTATTGCTGGAAAAGGTTTTAAACACCAAAGATCAATACAAGATAACTATGTCAAATGAAGAAAAGACAAAGAAATTGATTGAAGTTTTTGACAAAGTTACAAAATTTATGGGAAAAGGTGTCTAAAAACACAATGTTTTTTTCGTTTTTTATAAATAAGAGTATGGATATAAAAATAACAAAGGAGGAAATTCTATGAATGAAGAATTAAAAAAGATTCTATCTGAAATGGCAAAAGAATTTCAACTCAGTGATGAAAATCTCGAAAAGGTTGTTGATAAACTCTCTAAGATTTTTGAATCTGCTGTTGATGCTAAAGTTTCTGTCATTATCACAGAAAAAGAAGATGAGTATCGAGGCGAACTGTTAAAAGAAGCCACTGAGACTAAAGAAAATTTAGTTGATACTCTGGATCGTTATCTCGAAGAGGCTGTTGAAAATTATGCTCTGGATTTTGGTGATGTAATGGTTAATGCCACTAAAGCCGAACTCTTTGAAAGTTTTACAAAAAGCCTTAAAGAAGCTTATGAAAACCATGGTCTTAAACTTGAGGAAGGTTCTGAAAAAGTGGTTTCTGAATTGAAGTCTACTGCTGAAGAACTCAAAGAACAGGTTAATGACTATGTAAACGAAAACATCCAATTGAAAGAATCTCTACTTGCTGAAAAGGTCAAAACTGTTTTCATACAAGAAACTATCGGGATGACTGAATTGGATCGTGAAAAACTGAAAGATTTGCTGGCTGAATCCGATTTTAGCGATGCCGAAACTGCCCGTGAAAAAATTGTGATCATGAAAGAGCATTTTGTTGATCATGATGACAATGAAGAGACTCTTACTGAAGAAACTAAACCCGATAAAACTATCGTAACTTCAGAGCGTTCTAAGCGCATGTCTCAATATCTAAACAAATAAGGAGGAAAAATAAAAAAATGATTAAAAATCAAAAGGAACTACAAGCTCTGCTAACTGAACATGCTGACTTTCTTAATAATGACCGCTTCAATAAATTGAGTGGGAATAAACGGGATGTTATGGCTGTTCTTATCGAAAACTATCTTATGGAAAGTACCGTAACCGGTGATATTGACAAATATGACCCCCTGCTTTCCCCCATGATTCGGCGTACTGTACCTAACCTGATTGCCTTTGATATCTTTGGTGTTCAGCCCATGCGTACTTCTACCGGTCTTGCTGTTTGTATGCGCCCTGTTCATCAGAACTCAGCCGCAAACCCGGTTAAACGTGTTAACTCTAAGGTTCTTATTTTGGCTTCTGGTGCTGCCTTTGCTACCGCTGGTACTGCAATTTCTACTGATGGTTCCGGTGCTGGTATTGGTGTTGTACGTTATGCTGAAGGAACTAAGGTTCTAGTTGAAATTACATCTGGTAGTTTTGCTGTTGGTGATGATGTTGATGACAATGTCACTTTTAGTACTGGCGTTACTACTGTTTCTGCCGTTTATGACAATGAAGCTGGATACCGTTATCTGTTCAAGGATTATGGATCATTTGCTTCCGTTGCTCTTGCTGAAGCCGCTGGAACTGATACTAAAGAACTCGGTCTGGTTATTGACAAAGTAACTGTTACCGCTGAAAGTCTGAAGCTCAAAGCTCAGTATACCGACGAACTTATGCAGGACATTCGTTCTCAGTATGGTCTTGATGTTGATGCCGAACTTTCAACTATTCTTAGCAATGAAGTTACTAATGAACTCAATCAGAAATTTCTTGACTTGCTTC